GGCCTCGACAGTGACGTCGACCAGATCCTCCAGGCGTCCGGCTCTGGTGGCTGGACCGCCGACCCGAACAACATCCTGGAGGACTTCGACGAGCTCCACGACACGATCGAGGATCAGACCGACGTCGTCGACGAGGACGACGTCCCGCTCGTCTCGGAGGTCGGTGGCTGGGTGCTCGTCCCGCGTCCGATGTGGGGCGAGTACTCCCGCGAGGACTACGAAACGTCCGCGACTGACGAGCCGGTCAGCGAGCGGATCGCCCGGAAGTACGACTACCTGAACGTCGTGCCGGCGCCGCGGCTGGACAGTGACTCGCTGATCCTGATGCTGAACGACCCGCGGTACTTCCAGATCGTCAACGCGCAGGGCGTCACGAACACCACCTGGGAGTCCGACGGCGGCGCTGCGCTCAACGCGCGGCTGCTCTCCAGCCGGACGCCGTTCGTCCGCCAGCAGCCGGACGGCATCAACGGAATTGCGAGAATGACGGGGATCGACGCCTGAGGGCAACGATGACTGACGACACCATCCGCGTTCGCGTTGACCGGGGCGACTACCGCCACGAGCGCAAGCACTACACGCGCGGTGACGAGCTCGACGTCGCGCCGAAGGTGCTGGAGCAGCACCCGAACTCGCTCACTCGCATCGAAGATCCTGACGTGTCGACCGACGACCAGGGCACCACTGCCGACGCCGGCGACGAGATCGTGGTCGACCCGGACCCGTCGGATCTGACCGTCGACGAGCTTCGCGACCGGATCGCCGACGTCAACGACGTCGAGCTCCTGGCCGCGATCAAGGACGCCGAAAAGGAAGGCAAGAACCGAGAGACGGCCCTCGATTCTCTCAAGACTCGGCTCCGGGAGCTTCAGGAAGCAGACGTGGAGGAGTAGGTCATGGCAGACTACCGGAGCAGCGTCGACGACGTCCGCGCCGAGTTGGAGCGGACGGACTTCCCGACCGCCCAGCTGGCGGACGCCCAGATCGAGACGGTCGGGCTCGACCCGGCGCACCTCGTCGTCACCGAGGATCTCGCCGACACGGGGCAGTCCGACGACCGCCTCGCGCTGATCGAGCGGTACCTCGCCGGGCACAACATCCTCGCGTCCGGGATCGATGACCTCCGACAGACGACATCGGAGCAGACCGACCGCGAGCGGAAGTCGTACGCCGGCGAGTTCGGCGAAGCGATGCGGTCGACGACGCTCGGGCAGAAAGCCATCTCGATGGATCAGTCTGGGGCGCTCGCGGATGCGGCGAAGCCGACCGCGTCGATCACCGTCCCGGACACGTCCGGAGGGCACTGATCATGACCGAGCGACCCAGTATCTACCGCGTGGCGCGGACGTGTCGCTACGGTGGCGGCGAACTCCGTGGCGCCGGCGATCTGTGGATCGACCCGCCGGCCGGCGCCGTCGACCGACTCGACCGACACCTGGAGCGGCTCGACGAGGACGGTCGGCTCCCGCGTGACGAGCTCGGGACGATGTCGTACACGACGCTTCAACAACTCGCTGCTGCTGGTGACGTCGACGACGTCGATGGGAACAGCGAGGGCGAGACGATCGTCGACGCGTACGCACTCGACGACACAACGGAGGACTGACCCATGCGCGGCACGCTCACCCACCTCGTCACGATCGAGCACTTCGAAGAGACTGGCGAGACCATCGATGACGGCGCCGGCGGAACGATCCCGATCGAGGAGTGGGTCGCGGTCGTCGACGGCGTCCCTGGGCGGTTCGAGCCGGCCGGGCAGGGGTACGTCCGCGAGGATCAGGGCGGTCGCGTCTACTCCACGCCTCGCGTCTACCTGCCGGCGCGCTCCGCTGGCGAGATGGTCGACATCTCGGCTGACGGCGAGCCCGCGGACTACGAGTACGAGGTTGCCGTCGACGAGGGCGATGACTGGCGACTCACGATCGGCGGGATCGCCGGGACGTTCGCAGTGACTGACGTCGACGTCCACTACGAGGGACCGGAGCGTCCGAGCCACGTCGTCGTCGAGGTCGAGAAGATCGACACGGAGGGCAGCTGATGGACACCGACTTCCAGTGGGTGCGCGGTTCTGACCCGCCCGTGATGCAGGAGACGCTCGGCGAGTTCATCGACGCGCTCGGTAACGAGCTCGAAGACGCGATCGACCGGCTGATGGGCGACGTCCTACAGACGCTGCAGCGCCTCGTCAACGTCGATACTGGGCAACTCCGCGAATCCTACGAGACCGAGGTCCGCGAGGCGATGGAGTCCGCGTTCGGGCTCGTCATCGAGGGGATCGTCGAGTCCGACGTCGAGTACGCGCCGTTCCAAGAGTTCCTCGACACCGGGAAACCACACGTCGCGCCCGCTATCGAGGAGCATCGCGACGCTCTCGAGAAGGAAGGGACGAACGCGTGGAACAACGCCATCAAGGAGGTCACATGACGCGTAACCTCGGCAGCGGTCAGCTCCGGAACGCGATCCTCGCGGATCTGCGGAGCCACCAACCGCTGCTCGACGCGCTCGACACCGCGGCCCTCGACGGCGTCGACGGTCCCGCCGATCCGTCGGCGCAGGTGTACAGCCAGCAGACCATCCAAGACACCGACTTTCCGGTGGGTGTCGCCGTCGGGCTGATGCGCGGCGGTGGCGGCGAGTCTACATCCTCGTCGACGAGCGCGACGTTCCTCGTTCAGGCCACCGTGGTTGCCCGCCTCGGCTGGCGGCAAGCTGTCGATCAAGACCCGGCGCTCGGCCTCTCGGAGTCGTACATGGACGACGTGTTGAGCCTCGTCGGCGCCCGTGCGAACATCGCGTTCGGCGTCCCGTACCTCCAGCCGAACGGCAGCGCTGGCGGCTCCGAGATGATCGAGGCTGACGACGGCGGCCAGTGGTCGCTCCCAGCGCGCTGGAGCGTCACCCGCCGAGTTGTCGGCGACGACGGCCCGCGAGCATAGCCCGCTAACCACCCGATTCGATACAACACTACACACTCATCATGAGCGCAGCACCTGCAGACTACGACCCGACAGAAACGCTCTCCGGCGCATGGACTGACGTCTCGCTAGTCCAGAATCCCGGAGCGACCGAAGAGACCGAGACGTTCCTCACGCGAACGGCCGGCGAGATCTCCATCTCGCCGAACACCAACCAGTGGGAGTCCGAGCCGAACGCCGACCGGCACCGGCAGTCCGGCACCGAGCACGTCGACTACGGCGTCGAGATCCCGCTCGACCATGACGCCGAGATCGACCTCGAAGAGCTGGGCGTCGTCGACGACACTTCCAAGGAGCGCATCTTCAACGAGATCCACGACGCCGTCCGGCTCTACGTGTTCAAAGAGCGCGAGGACGCCGACGGCGAAGAGGTCATCCAGCGCGAGCTGGCACGCGTCCGCATCGAGGAGACCGAAGAGTCGTTCGCGAGCGGTGACCCTGCGAACGCCACCATCACGCTCCGAGTGATGGGTGAGATCAAACACGAGATCTCGACTCAGTGACGATGTCCGGAGCAGCCACGCGCGGTTCGACGGATCATCTCGACCGGTTCGAGAACGCCGAGGAAGCGAAGGGGTTCGTCGACGAGCGCGAGCAGGCACAGCGCGAACGCCGCCAGGAAGCCGTTGAGGTGTACGGCGCCGCGGCCGAACTGTTCGAGCAGCGCGTCCTCGACACCGTCGCCATCGAGCGCCACGGCACCGAGATCGAGTTCTACCGGCCCGTCGACGCTACAGGCGCGGACCTCTCGGCGATCGCGGAGAACCGCCCCGAGCTCGCCGACCGGCTCGAACGCGGCAGCGAGCACATCGCGGCGTTCGAAGAGGCCCAGCGACAGGCTCTCCAGGTCATCGGCGGCGCCGGCGACCGAGGCGTCACCGCTGAGGACCTCGAGCAGCTGCACGGCGACGCCATGGAGGGCACGGAGACGATTCGGAAGGCGCTCTCGTGTTTCGCCGTCGACGACTCATTCCGAAATCCCGGGATCTGGACGACCATCTTCCAGGGCGAGGACACGGTCCGGGAGCTGTTCGAGGATTTTTTCACCGAAGGCGATCGGGAAAAGCTGGAAGAGAGGCGCGCCGTGTTGCAGAACATGCTTGGGGACGGCGCCTCGACGAGCTGAAAATCCTCTGGGACATCGGCCCCCGCGAGTTCTACGCGATGCCCAGTTGGGAACAGGAGTTCTGGCTGGCTCGACTCCAAGATCGCCGTGAGAATCCCGGTCGAACACTCGATGAGCGAGGCCAGCAGCTGCTGAACGGCTGATCCTTGCCCGAGCACCTTAGTACACTCATGCAAACCACCACCTATGGAGACAGAACCCTGCAGCCAGTGCGGCGAACAGATCTCGACAGACGTCCGGACCTGCCCCGAGTGCGACTTCGCCCCGTGGAAGCCGCTGCTCGCGCTGGGCATCCTCGGCCCGTGCTTCGGGCTGTGGACCGGGGTGATCCTGCTCTTCTTGAGCGCACTCTTGCCACTTGCGTTGGTGGCCTGGGGCATCGGCGCGCTCACGCTGCTCGCGCTCCCCGGCGCACTGTTCGCCTACCCGACAGACTGACGCGACGTCGACGCCGGCGACGGAGGTGTCTCGATGGCTGTCGCTGACACTCTCAGAGGTATCATCACCGCGGACGCCTCGGGCATCGAGAAAGCGGTCAGCGACGCCGATCAGCAACTCGGCTCGCTCTCTGATCGTGCGGTAGCGACCGGCGAGCGGATGCAGTCCGCCGGCCGGACGATGACGCTCGGGATCTCGGCGCCGCTCGCAGCCATGGGCGGAATGGCCGTCCGGCAGGCGGCCTCGTTCGACAAGGCGATGGCTGAGAGCATGTCCGTGATGGGCGAAGTCTCTGACGCGATGGAGGAAGACCTCCGTGATACTGCTCGCGAGGTCGCAACCAGTACCGAGCACTCTCACGAGCAGAGTGCCAGAGCGCTCTACTTCCTGTCGTCTGCAGGTCTCGACGCCACCGAGTCGATGGAGGCGCTCCCCGAAGCGGCGGACTTCGCGACCGCCGGGCAGATGAGTCTTGAGGAAGCGACGTCGGTTCTGACGACCACGATGAAGGCCTACGGGCGCGAGGCGTCCGAGACCGGCGAGATCACGGACACGCTCGCCAAAACCGTCGCAAGCTCGAACACGACGATGCAGCAGATGTCGACGGCGATGAGCCAAGTCGGACCCGTGGCCGCCTCACTCGGGATGAGCCTCGACGAGACCGCAGCGGCGATCGGCGCGATCTCCAACGCCGGCGTCCAGGG